ACCCCACACGAAGGGTGAGACTCTAAATCTAGTGAGTGTCTCGGTGTTGGTAATTTGTTATCTGGTGTTTTTGGACGCGTCATCCATTTTTTTATAGCTTTTGATACACGCGAATCGTCTTGTATTAGAGCATTATTTGAAATTATACTCAACCCGTTACACACGTCAGGTTTATTTTCTTTATCGGGGAACGTTTCGTTAAACGCCTCTATTGTATGTGAAGGTATATCGGGTGCATCGTCAAGTAATCTATCGTATTCTAGACGCACTTTATTTACAAAATCTAAAACGTCTTCACGATATTTCGTTTCGAGTGATAATTCCATATCAATGTTCCTATAAAATTTTGAGTATTGTACACACATGACCGAGTGTGATTCCATCATACGTGAAGAATTGTTAAACTTGGAAATAGATGTAAGTATACCCGCGACCACGTTCAAAAACGCGAAAAAGTATTGAAAAATAACAATTTTTTGTTTTTGTTCGGTCGATATGTTTTGATCATTAGGACTTAAAACCGCAAAACCACCAACACCTGTAATACTTGATATGATTATACACGGGTACGATAACCAATCGTTTTGTTTCTTAAAAACATACGCGCGTGGTTGTGTAGCCATCGATACCCGGCAGCCTTCTCGGCCCACCGGATTAGGAGCTTTTCTTGTTTTGGACACCAATGATGTTGTTCTGGTATAGTGTCTTCTCCCATTACTCTTTCTTAGAAAATAAATAAGCATATTCGCGTGCCTGTGTATCAACACGCTCGTTGTTTACGTTTCCGTTATGTGCCTTAACCCATTTAATATCGACTATATCAAATTCACGCATTAACTCGACCATTTTTACCCATTCATCTTTATTTTTTACGTCACCACCTTTTGATGTTTTCCAACCGTTACGTTCCCAATTTTTAGACCATTCCGTTAGACCCAAGCGTACATAATTACTATCAGTAAAAATACGAACGGTCGTGTGTCCCAATTCTATAAACTTTTCTAGAACTTTTATTATTGCAGTCATTTCCATAACGTTATTCGTAGATATCTCTTTACCACCTTTATCTTCAATTTTAGGGTCCGTGTTTATAAGATACGCCCATCCACCGGGTCCGGGATTACCCAAACAACTTCCATCCGTGTACGCTTCAATCATTTATTATATACATAGGTTTAAACTTTATATTTCAACAACGTGTTCTCGTTTATATGGGAACCAGTAATAATAACATTTAACCACCGGATTAAACAATACACATGAACCACCAACAGTTCCAAAAAATATTAAGAATATATAAGCACTTTTCATTTATACAAAAAAAAGACTTAAAATTTTAAGTATTTATAATATAAAACATGTTCCACCAAGATTGGGATGAAGTTACCATACATGGTAAAAGTGTTACTAAAGAAAAAGAAAAGGAAAAATACGTCAAGTTTATGGGTCAAGAGATCAAATTACCTAAACGGAGTCAATATTCGGGTAAATCACCGGAACAGAAACTTGATGAAACTGAGTTAGGGACGCACAAAAAGGTCAGTAAAGAAACGGGGTTAACAATCCAACGGGCACGTGTCGCAAAACAGTATACACAAAAAGATCTTGCTAATCTCATACACGTATCTTCAGACATAATTTCGTCGTATGAATTGGGTAAATCGATACCGGACCCTAAAATAATACAAAAACTGCGTCGTGTTTTGGGCGTTAAACTCTAATCACTATTAATATGTCAGAACCAATAGGTAAACGAATACAACTTTTACGTATACAAAGAAGTCACGCACAAGTTGAGCTTGCACACAGAATAGGCGAAACTTTAGATACTATAAACATGATCGAAACGGGTAAACTTGATCCGAACTGGTACATACTCGAAAAAATACAGAAGTATTTTAAGGTTAAACTTTAAAATTTGTTCTAAATTTTAAAATCTAAATTTTATTTGTATATATTTTTTAAATTTTATTTATTTGCTAGTAAACGTTTAATATACGCTTAGTTGGAGAAGGCGAGGCCACCCATACCCGATTGGACACGGAGAACGTTGTAGTTAACCGCGAACATGTCGAGGTTCTTGTTGGTAGTACCGACGTTGGCACACTTGATGGCGACTTGCGCGTTATCAATTCTGGAGAAGTTACATGTACCAGTTGGTTGATGCTCTTCTGGCTTAAGCGCAAACGAGTACGAGTAGACACCCGCGTATGGGTTGCCGGAGTGATGTTGGAATGGTTGAACTTGGTTGAAGTATCTACCTTGTTGTTCCTTGAATCTGTCTTGGCCGTTGAGAACCAATTTGAACGTGTCCAAGTTACCGAGGGCTTGTTCAGTGAACACCTTAGAGCCAGACGACAAAACGTCCAAGGCTGGGCAACCCATTTGGTTCGCAGAGATGTACGTGTTCGACTGCGCGTTTGGCACAGTCACGAAATCAATAGACGCTTGTGTGCATGCACTGGTCAAATCGTACATACCTTGGGCATCGTCGGACGCCGCATCCGCAACACACCAGACCAATTCCTTGACTGGGTGGTTGTAGGACAATCTGACTTGCTTGGTCGCGTTCTTGGTGACCGTGTCGGTACCAGTGTGTTGGACTTGTTCGATCAAGTATTCGTGACCCTTTTGCGCGAATCGTCTACGCTCTTCAGTGTCAAGGTACACGTAGTTACCCCACACTTTGAAAGTGGAAGTGTTCAAGTACTTGTCAAAGTTGGACGCCAAGTCAAAGTCAATTCTGACTTCGTGGTATTGCAAGGCAATCAATGGCAAGGCAAATCCTGGGTTACGGTTGAAGAAGAAGACGAGTGGCAAGTAGACGGTACCCGCGGAAGCGACAGACGAGGACGTCATCTTACCCCAGTTGGTTCTCTTGGCGTCATCCAAGTACAACTCGGAGTACAATCTCCACCATCTTTGGTAGTGTTTGTCGATTCTTTGACCACCGATGGACAATTCAGCGGACTTGATCGCACGCTCGGCGACCCACCCGGCAAACGCGGTGCCGGTGGCGGCACCGTCAGATTCAACGGAACTGAGCTTTGTAGCAGTGTTCAATAATTCGATGTACATGTCACCGATCAAATCACCGTTTCTGGCGACAGTCACGGAAACGCGACCCGAGTTCGCGGCAGTACCGTTGACAGTTTGTTCGATAGTTTCCATCGCGAAGTTTGTGTGGCGTTTGTAAACCGCCTGGAAGAAAGTGACTTTTGGGTTACCAGTCAAGTAGACATCTTGTGCGCCGTAGGCGACTAATTGCATGAGACCACCGGCCATTTTATTTGTTTGTACTATAACATGAGATTTTTATTTTGGACGATTTCGCGAAAAAACACGATTTGATTTTTCCTGGTACATATAAATGTCAAACGACGACGTACCAAAACTTGAATCCGTAGATGAAGAATATATCGAAATTGAATCCGAAAATGAATCAAATAATGGGGATGGTGATTCCGAAACAATTTCTAGTATCTCAGATGATCAGTCTACAATTGCAGAAAAATATCTTTTAAACCCAGATGAATTAGAAAATGACGATTTTGATGATGAGTATATGGAAGATGAAACCTTTGGTCTGGATAATATGGGTGCTCTTTTAGGTTCCGTACTAACAAATGAGGAAGGTGAAACTGTATGCTCAGCCCTGGTAAACATATCGAGACAACTTGAAGTTCAGAACAAGATAATGATAAAAATGTTAGCTCAACTCCAAAAAAGAGTATAAAAAATTAGCGTGTATTAATTATAATACAAGAAATGGATCCAAATACCTTATTCATTACTCCGGATGCAGACCGCGAAGAAGCCTTTTATCACGATATGGCAAATCGCACTGACGATCTTAATCCAGAAGAATTATTAGGGGCAATAAAGTACGAAGAGAAAAAGGTTGGGTTACTACCGGATAGAAATAATACAGAACTTGTTAATTTAAATCCAGTAGAACTCGCCTATAAAATATTCTTTTCACCTGAAGAATTAGATATTACAACGAATAGACCTAAATATGTAGATATGAGAGTTAAGGAAAAAGTATATAGACATTTATTAGATCGAAACAGTAAATATTTTAACCGTGCAAAAATACTCGAGATACTTTCAAGTGATATGGGAAGTGACGATGATTTAGATCTAGGGTTTAGAATCAGGAGACTGACCGACCAACTCTGTGATTCGTGGAACATTGTTCTTAGTACTAATCGTATTTACGACCGTAAAAATAACCCAACACAAGTTCCTTTGGAAGTTACAACAAATCCATCGTTATTTAGATGTTCCATGCCAGATTTTGAAGAACTTAACGTATTCCAGAAGTGTATAATGGCAATTTTCGATTCTCTTCATAAAAATGACACGAAACGTTACCGAGGGTATACGTGTAAAGAGATTATAACTGTTGAAGGACATAAGACACGTGCTTGGAAACAGGATGAGCCCATAAAAGATTATGTTCACCGAATCGCTAATAAAGAAACGTGGTATGAACTGTGGAAGGATTTAACATCATCAAATGGGACAGCTATGTTTTCTCAAGTCATAAAGCATTTAACAGACTGTGCAGATATACAATTTCCAGAAATTGTAAAGAATAGAAGGGTTTGGTCGTTTAAAAACGGTATTTTTATAGGTTCGAAGTGGTCTGATAAAACAGGTTTGTATCATACGGTATTTTACCCGTATCAATCAAAAGAATATAAAAATCTTGATCCAACTATCGTAAGTTGTAAATATTTTGATCTTGATTTTGAAGATCATAACATGATAGAAGACTGGTCAGATATACCAACACCTCATTTCGAAAGTGTTCTCAGGTATCAAGAATTTAGTGATGATGTGATTAAATGGATGTACGTTTTAGGAGGTCGGTTATGTTTTGAACTTAATGAATTAGATAAATGGCAAATTATACCCTTTTTAAAAGGGATTGCACGCTCGGGTAAATCAACTTTGATCACAAAAGTTTTCTGTAAATTTTATGAAACGGCTGATGTCAAAACGATAGCGAATAATATAGAGAGGAAATTTGGATTATCGTCTATTCATAACGCGTTAATGTTCGTTGCGCCAGAAATTAAAGGTGATTTCCAACTCGAACAGGCTGAATTTCGATCTATAGTTTCTGGTGAAGAAGTTTCACTCGCTGTAAAATGTGAAACAGCTAAGACCTTGATATGGAAGGTACCGGGTATTCTCGGAGGTAACGAAGTTCCGCAATATAAAGATAAATCGGGTAGTATTTTGCGACGTATGGTCACGTTTCATTTTGGGAAACAAGTTACCGATACAGATACGGACCCAATGCTCGATACAAAACTCGAATCTGAAATACCAATTATAATTGAAAAATGTCTTCGTGGGTATCTAGAGTATGCTCAAAAATATCAAAACAGGGATATTTGGAGCGTACTTCCTAAATATTTCTTTAAAATTCGGGAACAAATTGCTTCAGCTACAAACCCATTGGAAAGGTATTTACAACTAGAAATGTATAAAAATTATGAAATCAAATTGGGTGAAAAATTTAAATTTCCAATTGACTTATTCGAAGAAATGTTCTTAAATTTTTGCGGTGATAAGAAAATTGCTCGACCAACTTTCAATAATGACTTCTATAACGGATCGTTCAGTACGCGTGGTATTAAAATACAGAATGAAGTCAATGATTATTGGATCATCACGAACCCAGAAAGGTTAAGTGAACCTGATAATTATAAAGGTAGAAAAGTTTTATACGGTATAAGTCTGGTTGCTAAAGAAAATACAAAGGGGTATGATGTAACCAGTTATAGATAATGATTAAAAATCTCAGAGTAGTGTAAGTATGGACCCTCGTCAATTCGTCAAAAATTCTAACGTACAGGTTCAGAGTTCGGATACCATTCCAAGTGTGAGTAATAATACACGAGAAAACGTACCAATGTTTAACGAACTTCGGTTGGGTAAATTTAGACCAGGTATGTATAATGCCTTAATAAATAAGCTTTTCAAACCCGAAACCAACGGTGACAAACGCGTTGATATCAAATATATACTTAAACAGAAACCTAAGGGTCATGCATCCATATCAGGTGGTATAACCATAGACGTAAACGAAATAAAAGGTATTTACGGAAGATTTCAAACTGGTGTTATTCACACAAAAGATTTTGGATTAAAAGGGGATTTGAATTTAGATTTTTCTTCCGCGCAGTTTACCGGGTATATGACAAATGGTATAGAAAAAAAGAATTTTAGTTTTAATATTTATAAAACTGGTAAAATTAGGTTATCGGGTGGGTTTTTAGGATCAAAAAACCTTAAAAGACAACCTGAATCTCTTCGTAAATATATAATAGATACGTATACACAAAAACAGGGGTTTTTATATAATGATATATCTTACAATAATATAGGGGGTCAATTTTATACGAATGCGAATTTTGAATTATCAAAAATGACACGGGAATTTGTTAAGTTACGTACTTGGGGCGTATCGTTCCTTCAATATGAACCGGAACAGGCACCCTTTCTTTATATAAAATATAAAGATCGTGCATTCATATTTTCTACAAAAACAACTAAATCGGGATCAGGTGTTGTTCAAATACAAGGTGAAGATAATCCGGATGAAATTGAGATTGCATATAACATTGGTGTAGAATTGGTTAAGAAATTACATGAAAATGGATATACTTTAGGTTTAGTTAATAAAAATGTAAACGCGAATAAAATTTCGATTGTTTCTGATAAACTGAGAGCATCGACATGTCCAAAACCTAGAAGACCACCGTGTAAAGAAGGGTTTGAAACTAAAAAAAATCCACAAGGGTATGATTGTTGTTTCAAAAAACCAAAAAGGAAACCCGTTGCAAAGAAACAATCTGTCAAAAGAACAAAGAATATGAAAATTACGTATGATAAAGAGGGTATAATGAAAATAGGAGGATTGAAATGTGAAAGACTTACCAAACCAGTATTACTTGAAGTTGCTAAGAAGTTGGGTGTTGTTGGTATCAAGAATAAGAATAAAAAGGATACTATATGTAAGGCACTTGATAAAATTGAAAAAGGTAACTCTAATTTTAAAATAGATAGTAAAATGTGTAAGGATATGAAAAAGGAACAACTCGTATCGCTTGCAATATCTAAAGGTATACCAGTAAATGATTCAGATACGGTAAAAATATTATGCCAAAAACTCCAAAAACCAAATACACCGAATACACCGAATTCACTCGCAAATGAAATGGAAAAAGTTTTGTTAAATTCTCAGAAAAAAGAAAAAAGGAAACCTACTAATATAAAACGTAAACTTGATGATAAAGGTATAAAAAATGATATCATTAAACTTTACGGTAAAACTTGGATGAAAAAATACGGTAATGTTATGAATATTAATAAAAATGTAAGAGACGTTAAATCTGAATTAAATAGAATGGAAATAAATAAACGATTAGTAACTAAGAAAAATGGAGTATTGAAGAAGCGAGAGGCGGATAAAATTAAGAAAGATATGGTATACAGGTTTAAAATGAATAAAAAAGAGGAATTAAAAGAATTGTTGATCGAAAAGGAAGCTAATAAAGTTTATGGTAAATTTGGTAAAAATGTGGTAAATAAAGTCGTTAGATTTATCATGTCTTTTCCTAAAACACCGGCAGTAAATAGTAATAGAGTTATTAATTACATTAAAATGACGAGAGAATTATCACAACAAAAACCACTCCCGTTAAACAAGAAAAGAGTTATACCACCAAAACCTAAAGTTGTACGAAAACCAAAACAAAAAGTTGTTAATAAAATAATTAGACGTCCAATTTCTAAACCTAAC